TATTTTGATCTGGAACTCCTGACGGACAAACGGGTCAATATCATCAATAGAATTCTGACGATTCTTGGTGTCTTGACGCCGTAGTTCAGGTAGAGGGATCGTCTCTGCGAGTAGGGAAGAATCAGCATACCGTTGCGAAAATTCTTGATATGTGAACGAACGGTGGCGCAGCACTTGAGCTGCCACACCCCTAGTAGTATTGATTTCGAGAGTCATATATGCCTGCTCAAAGATGCTCCAGTGCTGGTGCTTCACACAATACTTAAGAAGACCAGAGAACTTTTCATTCTCCTGGTTATTTGGATTCGACACACGGGCACAATAAGCCATGTGCTTCTCAGCATCAGGTGTGACACTGATAAGTTTAGTCGGGGTATCCGTCATCGTCATTAAATACTTCGTCGTAACTATCGGCAGGGAGAGGGACATCATAATATCCCTCTTCTGGTTTGTATGCATCTACATCAGAGTATACCTCTGACTTTAGACATTCTACCAGAGATTCTAGATTTCTTACAATCAACTTAAGTCTCTCTTTATCCATAAAAAAATGGGAGGTCTCCCTCCCATTCTATCAATATTTGATTTGTAAGTCAATCACTTAGTATAAGTATGACCACGATAAGTGAACTTGCCGTGGACTTCACTTGGCTTGACCTTGGTAACCTTGGTCTCAATACCACGATAGGTGGTCATATGAATTTGTGCGTCGTGAAGTGCGGATGCTTTTTCAATCTGCTTTTTGATGAGGTTGAGTGTGTTCATGGTAGTGACTCCTAAAAGAATGGAAAGTTAACCTTCTCTGCATATGCAGGATCCGTTTTCCCGTTCCTTCAGTCGTTTGCGTCCGTCCGAAGACGGATGAACGATCCGTTCCGCGACTTACTTGCGTCCAGTTTCCTGGATGAACGTAGGGTTATAATAACCCTTCATAGATTATATAGTCAAGTAGTTTTGTATAACGTGTTACAAAAACATACCATGATCACTCATATATTTGAGGGTCTCCTTTAAGGTGCCACGATGATTCAAACCGATAGCAACCTGAGGATACTCTGCCTCACTTCCAAACTCAGCACGGAACTGTCTGTCACTAAAGTCAGCACCCAGTAAGAACTCTCTTACTTGCTGACCACATGCTTCAAGAACCATCTTAGCTCTTTCAGATTCTTGACTACCGTTACTATAAACAAGTGCTTCAATCACGTTGCCTCCAATCATCAGTCTTTTCTCTACTAAACCAGTCTACAATTTCATCTGCACTTTGGAATCCTGTTCTGTGATTAGATGGATCAGGATCCCCAAGGTCCATCTGATTCATAAAATCATCAAGACCACCCTCTTGCATATCAGGATTGCTTGCTTTTCTACGTGCTTTCCTAAGTATGGATGCTGCACTCTGATTTGACTTTGCTAATTTATTTGCCCAGATCATGTCATCTAAACTGACCTCTTCACCTAAAACAATCTTTTTACAGATTGCTTCAAGACGCAAACGATATTGGGTAGATAGCATACAAACTTACCTGCTGAGTTATTTATTTTAAGGGTCTTCCGTGTTTGTCTACTAACCCTAACTTTTTAATTTGTGAAAGGTTAGACTTTTCACCTTTTTTAATTTTTTTATATTCCTTAATAAGTTTGTCAACTTCGTTTTTTGAAATATTCACTTTTAATTCTTTGTCATCATCTGTTGAAACAAAACCGATTCCACTTTTTTTAGAATCTTCTTTTAAATCAACATAATCATTAATTACTTCTTGAATTTCATCACGGATCAGTTCATTAATTTGATCCCTAAGATCATCATCATTCATTTTCTTTTCTTGTCTGTCTTTGGTTTGATACCCCAGAGTTTAGGATTAACAGTTCCATACCCAAAATCAATTTTTTGCACAGCACCTTTGCCATACTTATCATAGTACATGTCAAATAACTTTGAAGTTTTAGCACACCGAGTAAGATCAATATACTCAGTTCCATTTTCAACGTACCAAATTAATCTGGCATCAGTAGGAAAAGATTTATCGTTTGCTGCATCAAGTGTTGTTTTTTCAAGAAGAATTTGACATCCATAGTCAGTGGGATTGACAGGATTGATATCTTGACCAAATTCTGTCATCTCCTTCTCCTGGTCTACAGCAACTGTCATGAGCGTCCTCCCCACTGAATATCGGGATATGCTTCTCGCACAATCTCGTATGTTACTTTATATTTAGATTGTAAAGATTTGTCTTTAACAAGACAAAGAACTTTTGCTTCTTCAGGATGAAGACCTTCAAGAATTTGAATAAACATAGTCTCTCTACGGAGAGATGAGATACTATCGTTACCACCTTTCACAAAGTTATAAAGATGTTTATATTCACGACGCAAAGAAGTATGATCAGTTCCTACAGGAACTTCATTCTCTTTATAAGGCACATCTCCTTCAGGAACAACAGAGATGACAGTATCATCAAAGTTCCAAATAAAGAGAGTCTTCAGGGCTTCAGTTGAATACTCCTGAAGAATCTCTACTTTCTTTGCTTTAGTACGTTGCTTGCTAGCAAGTTCTAAAATTTCATGAATAAAAGGATTAGGTGGCAACTTATCAGATGCCTTAATCGTTTTAGTCTTCGTCGTTGTCTTCGAGGGACTCATAATCGTTTTCAAATCGTACTGCTAAAATTTCATCGGGTAATAGATTACCGTTCTCATCAAACATCTCTGGATGTGTATAAACGGGTTGGGTTTGATATACATGGTCTTTTGCCAACCATCCTACTACACCACCAACAAAAAAGAACATGATTGAAACTAATGTTCCTATTGTAAGAGTAACTGCTAACATCTTCTGTCCTCCAGAGATTATTTCTTCCTAATGTCCAGATAGAAGTTTAGATGTAGAACAATCTCCCTGTTGAAGAGGGAAACCAACTTACCAAACTTTATCTGAAAAGTTTTCGGTCTTTCTGGTTCCCTCCTCTTATGTCGTAACATAAGTTCTAATCCCCGATTGACATCGGGATCTGGTTTATTTAGTTTTCTTTCTTCTCCCAGGTCTTCGGTCATGACTGTACCTTTTTGCGTCATCCAAAAAACTTTCTAAGTAGTTTCTAATTTTTCTTGCTTGAGGTTTAGGAATGTGTCCATAACCTTCTCGTAATTGTTTGTGCTCATCATCTGCACCACCTTTGAGATATTCATCAAGATCTGTGATAAGAGATCCAAGTTCATTAGTAGTAGAACTTGTAATGAATTCATCTATTTCATGCTTTTTAATTTTACAATCTTTGAGATAATCATAAAATTTTAAATTCATTTTTCCCTCAAAGGCATTATCAATCGCATGTTCAATAAGATCGTAGATGTCGATGAGGTTCTGTTCCATTAGACTAAGTTTTGTTCTTTAAGATACTTGACAGTTTCTTGGCATCCACCAAGAAGCTCTTCTCCATATTTAACACGGGGGAAAGTTGAACCTTTACCAAACTCATCATAGAACTCTTCTCCTGTAAAATCCCTACCGAGTTTGTACTCCACATATTGCAACTCTGCCAACTGTAACACACTGGTAACCTTGGTGCAATAGGGACAACCAATTTTTGTATAAATCGTAAATGTTTTCATTGCTTTACTTCTTTCCAATCATTGTCAAAAATTTCGAGACCTTTGTCTGTAAGAATGTGATCATACATTTGATCAAATACCTTAGGTGGCATCGTGCAGATCTCAGCACCATAATACCACGAACGAATTGCCCTTTGCACACTACGAATAGAGGCAGAAAGAACTTGAGTTCTGATGCCATGAATACGATACAGTTCAGAGATAGATCTCACAACCTCCAGACCTGCCACTGACTGGTCGTCTAACCGTCCTACAAAAGGTGAAACGTATGTTGCCCCAGCCTTTGCTGCAAGCACTGCCTGAGCAGCACAGAAGATGAGCGTGACGTTGACTTTGATGCCCTGCTCAGACAGTCTCTTACAGACAATCAAACCCTCTCTTGTGCAAGGAACTTTAATGGTAGCGACTTCACCAAACTTTTCATACAGACGAATACCTTCATCATACATCTCAAGGTCAGATCCAACGACCTCCATGCTGATATCTTTTACCCCAAGGTCTTTGATAGTTTGATAGACATCTTCTGGGTTTTTACCACTCTTCATAATAAGAGTGGGATTAGTAGTGACACCATCTACTAATCCCGTTGAGAAATATTTTTCAATTACTTCGGTGTCTGCCGTATCGAGGAAGATTTTCATTAAGAAAAAAATGCTACGTCAATTATATATCATTATCTTCCTCATTGTAAAGACTTTCAAGTCTTTCTTTTGTCAAATCAACATACATTAATTCATCACCAAAGGCAGGTGCCTCTGGATGACGTGGTTTTGGTTTATTCATCTCTATGTTTATAGATTGAATATTAGACCACATCATCGCAAATGCAGCACCTGCAATAAGAGCAAAACAAATAAAGTATATGAGAACGAACCAGGGGTTCATAGTGCATTACCTCTAGGAAGAACTTCCTCTGGGAATACAAACTGTTCATGTGGTTGATCCACTGGTGCCATCCAAGCACGGAGACCTTCATTCAAGAGAATGTTCTTGGTGTAGAAGGTTTCAAACTCAGGGTCTTCTGATGCTCTGATCTCTTGCGAAACAAAGTCATAAGCACGAAGGTTGAGAGCAAGACCAATAATACCGATGGAACTTGTCCAAAGACCCATAACAGGAACAAACAGCATAAAGAAAGGCAACCACCTCTTATTACTAAACGCAATAGCAAAGATCTGAGACCAAAAACGGTTTGCTGTAACCATTGAATAGGTTTCTTCCTCTTGAGTTGAGTCAAAT